AACGTGGCCATTGACGGTGCGGGGGACAACGCGAGTGGGAACGTAATCACAGGCGGGGTGCAACAGGCGGCGTTGCTCGCGGTCTCTACCGCCAACACCAAGATCGCGATGGCATTTGCGACCAATGATATAGCGGCCAGCATCAACGGGGCGGCGGCGCTAACTGATGGTGCAGCCACGCTGCCGACCGTCAGCGCGGCAAGGTTCGGATCGAACACGTCAAGCATGTTCTCGGGCTACATCCGCCGCCTCGTCTACTTCCCGACCCGCCTAACCAATGCTCAATTACAGGAGATAACAACATGATCGATCACCTTCTCAGGTTCGCATCCGAAGCTGAGGCTATCGCCGCCCTGCCGCGCTTTCGCGTTGGCAAGGGCAAGGACGCCTCCTGGGACACATCCCAGTGCATTCCGGACAGCAAGGTCTATTCCATCACCGGCACGGTTGAGGATAAAGACGGCAACGTTTCTGAGACTCGCGACTATGTGCCCGGCTGGTTCATCCAGGTCGGACTCCAGTCGCAGGACAGCGTGCTAGACAAGATGGCCGGCACGACCATCATGAACCGTGAGAGCAAAATCGCAACGAAGGTTGACGCCGTTGTTTCCGCCAAGACAAACTGGATAGTCGAACCAGTATTTGCAGGAAACTAAATATATACTTACCAATAAATATAAATAAGGTAAAGAGGAATATAAATGTCAATAATCAAGCAAATCAGAACAGGTAATCTAGCGGAAGCCAAGGAAATGATACACAATCGTATTTCCGAAAGGTGTTTCTTTGCCCTCAATGAACAAAAGAAGGTTGTAGCAGCCCAACGCTATGGGCTGGATGAAGGTATATTTGATAGATTTAAGAAAAAAAAGAAGGGAATAATAACTTCTGATCCCTATCTTTCAAGTGCTTCTCATAAAGCAGCCAGAAATACAGACCTGGAAGTAAAAAACGCCAAACGATCGGCTCGCATACATGCCGGCACCTATGTCATGGAAAAAGACCTTTCCAAGGAAGAAAAGGCCGCTGCGCGCGAGGCTAGAATGTTAGCGAGAAATAAACTACCCATGGAAATCGGCCCCAAGAGCGAGTATGATGCCATGGCGGCCGACCATAAGGCCAGACAACTTAAACCAAGAACCCCCTTTACTGGTCTAAAACTAAACAACCTATTTAGAAAGTATTAAAATGGCGCAACTCTTAATAGAAGATAACTTTAATGACGTTGAATGCCTGGTTGAATCTGTGGGTGCTCAGAAAAAATACAAGATACACGGCGTATTTGCTCAAACAGAGAAGAAAAACAAGAATGGTCGAGTTTATTCCGGAGCCATAATGGAACGGGAAGTTAATCGCTATCGAGATAACTATATTTCAAAGAAAAGAGCGGTGGGTGAACTAAATCATCCAGACACTCCCTCCATTAACTTGGATAGAGTATCACACCTCATTACAGACTTGGTAAAAGACGGAAATAACTACATTGGTACGGCGGAAATCATTGATACACCCTGCGGAATAACTGTTCAGCGATTGTTGGATGCAGGAGTACAACTTGGAGTTTCAACCCGAGGGGTTGGATCACTCAAACCGGCCAATGGATATCAAATGGTTGGAGAAGATTTTTTCCTGGCCACCATTGATATCGTTGCTGATCCTTCAGCCCCGGATGCATTTGTCTCAGCTTTGCGTGAATCGCAAGAATGGGTGATAGAACATGGTGTCTGGAGTGAGAAAATCAGAAACAAATACAAAAAAATGCTAGATGAAGCAACCAAAGAAGATTACGACAGAATAAAGCTACGAGCCTTTGGTTCTTACTTGTCTAATCTTCAGATTTTCTAAATATATAGAATACAATACAAGGGAGTAATAAATGACAAAGAAATCTCTTAATGATGAAATCAGATCAATCGTGGGCGGACAAGTTAACGAAGATAATACTTCACTAACCCCTACCGATAATGATCCTTCACCAAAGAAACGTACAGCGAACATGGCAACACTTGCTCCTGGATCAAAGTTCAAGGAAGAAAAGAAAGCCCCTCTAGGTAAAGTTGTTGATTTGGGTGGCGACACACCAACGGTTATCGCAAAGAATAATCCCGATGCAACTACCGGTATGAGTAAGGATACATCAAAGTCCTCCAAGTCCCAAGTCGGTCCTGAGCCAAGACACAGCCTCAAGGAAGATGAAGATTTCATCACGGAAGATGACCTAATCGAGTATGCCAACCAGCTGGCCGAAGAAGGTCTGGATGAAGATCAAATCGCAGAAGCAATCGACACCATTCTTCAAGATTACGAGGAAGTTCTTTCCGAGGACACCGAAGGTGACGACGATGAAACCGAAGAAGATGATGAAGATGATGAAGATGACGATCAGGACGATGAAGAAATCGAATATCCTGAACTAGACCTTGACGTTGACCTAACCGATGATATCGAAGCCCTGGTACAGGGAGAAGAACTATCTGAGGAGTTCAAGGATAAGGCGAAGTTGATTTTCGAGACGGTTATAAAGGCCCGTCTAACCGAATATCAAGAGAAGCTTGACGAAACATTCAAGCTAAGTCTTAATCAGGCTGTTACTCAAGTTGAAACCCAACTAAGTGAAAATGTTGAGAAATACATTGATTATGTTGTTGAAAACTGGGTTGACGATAATGAAGTTGCAATCGAAACCGGTTTGCGTACAGAATTGACCGAAGAGTTCATTCAAGGATTTCTAAACTTGTGTAGAGAGCATTACATTGATGTTCCTGAAGAGAAAATGGATATCATCGAAGAACTATCCGAAAGAGTTTCAGACCTAGAAGGTCAATTGAATGAAGAAATCGAAACCAACGTTGAACTGACTTCAATCATCTCTGAAGCAAAGAAAGAAGTTGCTTTCTATGAACTAACAGAAGGTCTGGCCGATACTCAAGTCGAGAAGCTTAAGGATTTGGCAGAAGGTATTGCATACACATCCGATGATGATTTTAGTAATGCAGTCTTGACCTTGAGAGAAAACTACTTTCCGGAGTACTTGGTAGTAAACAGAGATGTACAAAATGATGATGGACTATTAGTAGAAGAAGTAGTGGCTAGCCCAACTATCGACAGATACTCAAGATTTCTTGGAACGAAACAATAACAATAGTGTAAAAATGAGATTTACTAAATAATAGTAAATAAGTACATTATTCTAAAGAATACAATAATAAGGAGAATAATCAAATGTATTTGACTGAAAACTTACAAACAAAATGGGCAGCAATATTGGAGCATGACTCAGTATCTCCTATTAAGGACCCATATCGCAAAGCGGTAACAGCCATTATTCTTGAGAACCAAGAAAAGGCAATCTTTGAAGAAAGAGGATACGGCTATCAGGACAACCTGAATGAAGCAGCACCTGCAAACGCAACCGGTGCTGGTATTCAGAACTATGATCCTATTCTTATTTCTTTGGTACGCCGAGCACTACCAAACTTGATCGCTTATGACATTTGTGGTGTTCAGCCAATGACCGGTCCAGTTGGTCTTATCTTCGCAATGAAGTCAAGACACGTCACCCAATCCGGCACCGAGGCTTTGTTCAATGAAGCAAACACCAACTTCTCCTCGCAGAGTTCTGGTGGTGGTCTGACAGGTACAGCAAACGGCAGCGTATCTAACACCAACCCCGTATTTGCACTAACTGATTCCCTATCGTACGGTCGTGGTATAGGTATGACAACCGCTCAAGCAGAAGCTTTGGGTGATGGTACCGCCGGTAATGAGTTCGCAGAAATGGCATTCAGCATCGATAAGGTTACTGTAACTGCTAGAAGCCGAGCCCTAAAAGCCGAGTACACCATGGAAGTTGCACAAGACCTTAAGGCTATTCACGGTCTTGAAGCAGAAGCAGAGTTGTCAAGCATTTTGGCTAACGAAATCTTGGCAGAAATCAATCGTGAAGTCGTTCGTTCGATCTACCGTTCTGCTTCTCTGGGTGCTGCATACGGTACCACAACCGCTGGCACATACGACCTTGACACAGACTCAAGCGGTCGTTGGTCAGTAGAAAAGTTCAAGGGACTGGTTTTCCAGATCGAAAGAGAAGCCAACGCTATTGCGAAAGCAACTCGTAGAGGTCGTGGAAATATTCTGATCGTATCCTCAGACATTGCATCTGCACTTGTCATGGCTAAGGTCCTAGATTACACACCTGCTTTGAATGTTGATCTACAGGTTGACGATACTGGTAATACCTTTGCCGGTACCATTCACTCAAGAATGAAGGTATATATTGATCCCTTCTTCGGTGGTTCATCTAACGGTGATGAGCTGGCAGTTGTTGGATATAAGGGTGCATCAGCATACGACGCTGGTCTATTCTACTGCCCATACGTACCACTTCAAATGGTTCGTGCAACTGGTCCAAACAGTTTCCAGAATAAGGTCGGTTTCAAAACCCGATACGGACTAGTCGCCAACCCATTCGCTACAGTTGCTGGTGATGGTGTTGTCGGTGATAGAAACTACGCACCACAAGCCAATATATACTACCGTATTTTTAGGGTACGCAATATTTCCTAAATGATACCAATAACTTAGCGAAAGACTAAGGAACTAGAGGGGGAATTTCCCCCTCTTTTTTTTATTTCTCATTACTCCATGATTCATTATATCAAAATCTTTCATATATGTCAAGAAAAAGCGGTGCTTTCCCAGGAGAATAGTTGCATGGATTTATCTCTAAATACTAATATGAAAATATACAAAAGAAAATCAATCAACGAATCGGTCAGAAGTCACTTGTCTATGCTTAAAGGTATCGGTCATGATAGCACTATTGTTGACTTTTTGATAAAATACGGTAAGAACTACAATCAAGGAGACAAAACTTATCTTGGTAAACGAGGACAGCAAAAACTATGCTTTATGAATGCCGGTAGGCTGGCGTTAAGTGATCCAGATTTGACATATGTTGAAGGTTATATGGAGTTTTTAGGTATACCCCTGGAGCACGCCTGGGTTATAGATAAACAAAATAACGTCATCGACCCTACACTACCAAACGGTAAGGGTGTGACTGAATATTATGGAGTACCACTGAAAACTGACTGGTTTCAAAAGTTCATTTTGAAGAATAAGTATTGGGGGGTATTTGGTTATAGGAGCCATAAGACATTACTAACCTTAAAACCAGAAACAGGTGTACAAAAGTGAAATTCATAATAGTTCTGATCATACTGCTATCCACCGTAACAATGGCTATAGCCCAGACCGGAGGGGCTTCTGTTTATGGAGGTTCCGATGGGTTGTGCGGCAATAAAACAGCCTCAGGAGAAAAGTTCAACTGCGAAGCATTGACAGCCGCACATAAAACCTTGGCTTTTGGTACCCGAGTTCAAGTAACATATAAGGGTAAGTCAATCGTTGTCCGCATAAATGATAGAGGCCCGTTTGTGGGCGGCAGGATAATAGACTTGTCTCCAGCAGCAGCCCGCGCATTAGGTATTAGAGGACTTGGTACCGTAACATTAAAGGTATTACCATGACAACTAGACTATATCAACCCATAAACGATAACATTCTACAGCTATCCAAGTTCTCGATTATTATACCAAACCTCAAGACCAGTCAATATTACTGTCAGGATGTGACATTTCCTGGTGTTAGCACAACAGCAGCAGAGGTTCCAACACCATTTGTCTCCACATACAGACACGGTGATAAACTAACCTATGAAGTGTTGGGTGTCACCATTATATGTGATGAGGATTTGCGAGCCTGGGAAGAAATATACAACTGGTTTCGCAGTTTTACTTTCCCTCATGAGTTTCCCGAGTATAAAGGCACCTCATATCAGGATATCACACTAATCCCCCATAAAAACTCAAACTTGGCCAACTTCAAGGTGAAATATATTGATTGTCACCCAACAAGTCTTTCAGGATTACGTTTCTCCACCAAAACAGGACCTGAGCAAATACCAACGTTCGACATTTCAATACGCTACGATACATTTTTTATAGAAAGAACTATATAAGTACTTGACTTTATAGAAGATTTAGACTATAATGTAAAAAATGAGGAAATCCAAACATAATGATAATCACAGATATAGACCAGTTGATTTCAATGTGGGAAAAAGATAGCAAACTGGATGTTACTGAAATCTCGGCAGAAACAGCAAAGATCGGTTCCCTCCATGCGAAATACTCCGGCATCAGAATACGTCATAGACTAAGGGCCTTAAAAGCCAAGACCGATTATGATAGAATGGTGGGTATCAAGAAGTCATACTATAAGGGTGAAATCTCAGACCCCGAAACTCTAACCAAGTACGGTTGGGAGCAATGGCCGCACAATAAGGTGATGAATGCAGCAATGCCCGAAGTTTTAGCGGCTGATACCGATTTGATTAACCTGACACTCAAACGAGCGATACATGATGAGATTGTAGTATTTGCTGAGGCGGTTATCAAGGAAATAAACAGCAGAACATGGCAATGCAAGACGATTTTAGATGCAGAAAAGTACTTCGGACCGGGACCCACCAATGGCTGATATCACGATTAGAAAAATAGACGAGACTTGGATTCACATAGACGCCGATGATGGTATCATTATGGGTCTATCAGAATACCTATCTTTTTTTGCAAACAACTATAAGTGGCATCCATTATTCAAGAATAAAGTATGGGATGGTAAGATACGGTTACTAAATCGGTATACCAAACGATGCTACATGGGATTGCTACCGTATATTGAACAATGGGCCCATGAAAGATCATATAATATTGATGATGCAACCAATGAGTTTCAAAATGAACTTTCAATTGTAGAGGCTGAAGAATTTATCGCCTCACTCAATCTACCCTATCCCTTAAGAGATTACCAACTCAAGTATTTCATTGATGTTATTAGGCGGAAGAAAATACTTGTTATCAGTCCCACCGCGTCGGGTAAAAGTCTCATAATATACGTCGTTATCAGATGGTTGTTGAAAAACAAGTCTGATACCAAGATGTTATTGACGGTACCCACCATTGCCCTTACCAGCCAAATGATTACGGATTTCGAGGAATACGGCTGGACTGAAGCCAGAGAATTCTGCCACCAGGTATACGGTGGTATTGAAAAAGACTCAACCAAGCCAATTATTGTATCAACATGGCAATCAATATACACAAAACCAACAAAATGGTTTTCCCAGTATACAGCTATTTTAGGGGACGAGGCCCATGAATGTGATGCCAAGTCATTGAAGCATATAGTCGAATCATCCACTAATGCAGAATATCGAATAGGTATGACCGGCACGTTAAATGGCACCAAAGTATCCAAATATACCCTTGAGGGATTATTTGGATCAGTCAATCAAACGGTAACCACACAGGGATTGATCGAAAAGGGAGTTCTATCAAAGTTCAAAATTAAAGCATTGATTCTAAAGCACAAATCGACACTTATTCCCAGGAAATTCAATTATCAAGAGGAAATCGAGTTTTTGATAGGATGTACTGCTCGCAACAATTATATCGCGAATTTAGCGGTTTCCCTTAAAGGGAATACATTAATACTATATCGGTATGTGGATAAACATGGTAAAGTGTTGCGAGATATCATAACCGAGAAGCTTGAGGGAACAGGACGTAATGTATATTACATAGATGGAAGCACTGATATTGAAATACGGGAACAGTTTAGAAAGATCATGGAGACGGAAACCAATGCTATACTCATTGCGTCAACTGGTACCTTCTCCCGTGGCTCCAACATCAAAAACCTTGTCAACCTGATCATTGCCTTTCCTAACAAGGCCAAGGTTCGGCTACTCCAGTCCATAGGTAGGGCCCTAAGACCATTACCAGGAAAGGAAGCGGTGTTGTATGATATTGCGGATGACCTAAGGGTAGGTAGCTATGAAAATACAACCCTGAAACACTACATCGAAAGACTGCAAATATATGCAACCGAGAAGTTTGCATACAAGCAATATAAAATTCAGCTTAATTAAGGAGATCCAATAATGGAACCAGAATCTGAAAATTTCGATAATGAAATGGAAAGCGAACTACTAATATTAAGGTTGCAAAATGGAACAGACTTGATCGGCCTTTGTGTCGATGTGCAAGATGATATGGATGCGGATCATTACATTATATCTGTACCATTTGTCATAACCACCTTTCAGGATCGGAAAACTAGGTTATGGAAAATCGGGTTTAAACCATGGTTTTGGGATGCAATGGTGAATAATACCGAACCCTATAAAATATATACCCAGGATGTACTAACCACGGCCGAACCTTCCGAATCATTAACGGATAGTTATATGATGGCTTACAAGGCCTATACAGAATCAATCAAGATTTCCAATGTACTAACACCCGTAAAAAATACTACTCAGGAAATATTGGATACGATGGATAGGTTGGAGCCTTCCATAGATAATAATAAGAACGTGAAGAAATTCGTCAAGAGTGAGTTACGGAAGTTAACGAAACCGCCTGGTAAATAGTACCTTTGAAAAGACCCGCGGAGCGCAGCGGAGCATTGTATCGAACGTAGTGAGATACAATCTAACGGGTTGTTACATTAAGTGAAACCTCAAGTAAATCAAAGGGTTGTAACGGTTTCTTAAGGTGATACATTAAGAAACTCTGCTAAGTTTTTCTACTCCTCCTCACTCCGCTTCGCTCCGTTCGTCGTCGTAGGGTTTTATTTTTCTAACGTTATCTACGGTTTTCTTGAGGTCTTTAACGTTAAACGTTTAAGAAACGTTATCTAAGGGGTTTCTAAGGCCTATTATACACAAATCAAAAAACCATGTCAATCCTTAAAATGGAGTTATACACAGAAAAATGAAGAATAATGCAAATTATTATGTTGATAATCAGAAATTCTATGATGAGATAGTGAAATATACCCATAAATGTGATGAAGCCAAAGCGGCTGGTATTATAATACCCCGACTCACTCCCTATTTGGGTAAGTGTATTCAGGATATAGCGATTCGAACCTCCTATTCCAGGGAATTCATCAACTATAGTTTTCGCGAGGAAATGATCGGAGATGCAATCGAGACGTGTCTTAAATATTTCGACCGCTATGATATCGAGGAGCCCCGAAGAAATCCATTTGGTTACTTTACCATGGTTATATGGAGGGCTTTCGTCAGCCGAATTGGCGAAGAAGAAAAGTCTAGATATATCAAATATAAGAACTTTGAACATACTATAATACATGGAGGTATGGGAGAACTATTGGTGGATGATGAAAACCACTTGCTATCTGGTCAAATATATGATAACATTAATCTGTTCATTCAAAACTATGAGGCCAAGCAAGAACGTAAACGCTTGAATCGGTTGGAAAAGAAGAGATTGAAGGATATAGAAAATGCAAAAAATACAGAAACCCTCATTACCAGTGTCAGTACAGACAATAGTTAACGGTATGAATGATCGGGAGAGTTCCCCTCAAATTCGACAAAACTATTATAACAGATTGATTGATATAATTCAAGAAATCAATCTAAATATTGAACGATTTAATATAGACCATGACGATAGTCATAACGATAGTTATTATAACGATAGTTATAACGATAGTTATAACGTTTTCCGGAAGCAAAGATGAGTCGAGTAGCCATCATTACAGATTCTCATTTCGGGGCCAGATCGGACGCCCAGAATTTCTATGAATATTTCAAGCAGTCCAAC